AGCTAACTTGTTTTAAGCCTAAAATCTACAGGTTTGGAGTATCCTGTTAAGTTCATTTGACGATATAGTTTGTTTTTATAGTTTTGTATATCTTGTGTTATAATTGTATTTATAGCTTTACCTTTAGCCACTAAATCTAATAAGACATAATGAACAGAGGCTACAGCATCGGCTATGTCTTTTGAGGAATTAGGTGGATGATCTATTTTGGGTTTGAAACTAGCACCTACAATCTTATAACGCAAATTAGAAAGCTCGTCTATCAAAAGTTGATTTTTAGTTATGTTTATTGTTCTATCTATGATAGCTTTTTTTAAGCTAAAATATATACTTGGGTTTTGGTCTACAGATATTGTTTGGGTTTTGATCCTAGTCTTTATAGTAATATCTTGGAGTAGTTTATAGGATTGGTATGTGTCGGAAGTTACAATTGATATTTGCCTTTGCTGGGCTATTTGTGTTATTAAGCCCTCTATGAGGTGCATAGGTATGTCGTCGCCTTCGTTGTGGATACCAAAAGCTACGGGGATGTAGATAGTGGTTTCGTCGTACCAGTAACCTATGGCTATACCAGTGTTGTCTCCACGTATAGATGTGTCTATATGTACAGCTAGTGCTCTATCAACGGGTAAAGCTGATAGTATGGGTTCCAGTATAGTATCCATTTGCATGATACTTACTAAATCGTTAGTGACACGCGGAAGGTTCATTACTGTGCTAACCATTTCGCGTGTGAAAAGCGAGTTTGGAGGCCTTACGCTAACACCAGCTAACGATATCAATGCCTCGTAGATATTAGTATTAAACTCTTTCTCAAACTCCTTGGGTACCTCTATGATACGTTCAGGTTCGTACTTGCTTAGTTCCTCAGGTGACACATCCTCCTTATCACCTATTATCTTAGGCTCTCCTAAAATACCGCCTGTATAAACCCAAATAGCGCCTTTCTTAAAGAACAGCCCTGTATGTGCTTTGGCTTCCCACTGCGACATACGAACTGTATAAAAATCTTCAGCTCTGTGCCCCAAAAAATCTACAACACTGCCCTCGTAAGACGCAGAAGTGTCTATAATAATATTACCTAAATAGTCCTTAGCGGCTAAAAATCTGGATTTGAAACGATTATAAGCTTGCTCTAATTTAAACCTTATCACTCCCTCGTTGACAAAGTTAGCTTCCGAAAAAACATAAAAAATCACATCACCACCTATGGAAGAGTTGCTCTTAGAACCATCAGCTTGAAAATCTATCGGAATTGGTTTCAAATCTTTTTCTAATCTTAGCTCTCTAATCTCTTGAAATAAATCATGATTCTCAAATACTTCTTTAACATACTCTAAAAACTCAATACGAGATTTTTCTATTTTGACGTGGAAGAAGACGAACTGAATAGGCTTGGTTATGAATAAGTTAAATGCTTTCAGATCTTTTAGACAGAGTAGTTTATAAGCAGTGTATAACGCTGCGATTTTTGAGACAGTAGACTTGCCAGTCCCGATAGCACCAGTTAGAAGAACATAATTATGGGCAGTGTGTATCGGGTCAGGGAAAAGCTCGCGTAGGTGTCTCATCCATGCTGGATAGATAGAACCTTCTAAACCAAGACGAGCAACAAACTCGTCTATTGTAAGTGGCATGTTAAAAAAACCTGCTCTCTTAGCCTCCTCAACTAGTGCTGTGTCAAAAAGCATACCCACTCTGCTCTAACGACGAAACAAACGCCTTTATATGAGGTAAGATGTCCCTTCTAATAAATATAGTGCTCCCCTCGCGATAATGAGGTATACTATATAACTTAATAACTGTATCTATTTTATAAACAGGTATACTTAACATTCTAGATGCTTCGTAATTAGTTATGTACTTAGGTTCCGGTTGTATAATGTCCATATTAGAAAGTGAATGCAGGTACTACGTTGAGGAGCGTTTTGTCGTGATGTTCGTAACCAAAACTTAACGTTACTGTTTCTCTTGCCCCAGAAGGCTCCGTCGGGGTATCGTAGTTATAATCGTAGCTCGTAAATAATAAGGTATAAAAATCTATTCTCTTGACAGGCTTACGACTAGAATTGAGAAAATAAACTTGAAAAACTGGTATCATAACATCTTCCTTTCTAAGCTGGAACTTATATCTATTGGCACCACCTGCACTCATAAAGGATAATGCCATGGCATAAATAGTCTGATCTTCAAAGTCAATCAGCTCCCACGTTATAGTCCCATCACTTTCATAACCGCCATACTGCTTGATATGAATACCACGAATATTAACATCGACACTACCAACTAAATCCTTTTTGACTTCTAGGGAAAGTGTTTTCATTCTATGCTTTATAACATCTAGGCCGGGCCAATATACAGCCCTTGGTTTTACAGGGATGTCAATGTCCCACATGTGTTGCCACAAGAACTCTTTGCCGCCGCCAGAAAGCCTAGGATACTCAACGAAACCTAAATATCCCTGTGTAACCCCAAGCTGTGCGAAATCAACAAAGTTGGCCATGAATAAATATACCAAATAGTGCTATATTTTATCACACAGTCATCTTTCGACAAATTTACAATTATGAAAGAGATTATAGACCTGTATAATCTTTGTGCTAATTTATTTGATTATTTAGAGCATGGCAAGGGTCGATATTATATGATGTCGTTTGCAGGCCACTTGGACGATGTCGTACGCCTATATTACAAATGGCCAGTAAAGAATATCGCTCAACTATGGGTCAAACATGCCCTAAATATCTATAATAACGATACACTCAACAAATTCGGCATTCTATTAAACGATGCCATAAATGGAGACTGTAGTAAAAGCGACCCGAACCTACAAAACATACTATGTCAAATCAATAGAACATGTAATCAATCGGATTGACCCCGATTTAAACTATCTGCTATTAGTTCAACAAGTATATCACTTATTACTTCCTCTTTCTTATCTGTATTCATATTCTGTAACATATTGTACCTCTCTCTTTCGTCTATCGCATCTACTATATAGGCTAACGCTAGCTTAAGTGTCGGAGTAGTGAGTGCTTCTAATAGTTTGTTTATACTCAAACTTTCTTTATTGTCCATAGATTTTTGCTTGATGGTCTCATAAATGCTTCTGTTATATAGGTACCTTATATCACTATCCTTTATGCCACTAATTACCTTCTTAATCCACTGTTTATAGTGTGCTTCCGAATCAATGGATTTATACTTTCTAGTATATATATGTGTAGTTATTAGCTGTTTTTTATGTTTTATTGTCTCGCCATCGTAGATACCGGCTTTTATGGCTTCATCTACGTCTTTATAAGGTGTGTTTAGTAGTATGTATACGATTTTATTTTGAAGCATGAAGTATTGTGCTGCTTTTAGGGAAGCTCTGTACCCAGAACGATCAGTATCTAAAGCTAGATTTATGATAGTGTATTTATTCAGTTTAGACAGCTTTTTAGCGTTTATATTCAACCCTAGAAGAGAAACCACATTTGTGATGCCTATGCCATATAGTGCGATAGCATCAAAGATACCCTCAGTTACATAAATCTCAGTACCCTTATCGTAGGGGTTGTAGTTATAAACCACATCGACAAGTGATTTATTAGGCTCTGCGGAGTATATATACTTATACTCTGAGTTATCATTAAGTGTTCTAAACATAAATGTTTTAACTCTATTGTTTTCTATAATAGGGAGTACGATGAAACTATTTTTATCTGTTTTAGGGAAGCGCATACGTTTAATCCTTTTCTCGCCGTAAAGAGTAACAAGTTCCTTATAAGTATGAGAATCCCATACACCAATCATAAACTTGTTTATAATAGAAGTTAGAGTGTCTTGCTCTAAAAAGAGGAATCTGTTTTTGATATAAAGAAAAGCAGTAGAATCTGTATTTTTGAGCAATGCCTTAGAGAGATAGCTGGCTATCTGCCGTTTGAAGTATAAAGGGTCATTCTTAGACTTACTATCTTCGCTAATCTGGATATTATACCTATCGCATAGGATTCTGGCAGCTTCTACGTATGAAACATTTTCCTTTAGGGCTACAAACTTGATAACATCACCGCCATGCCCAGAGGAAAAACATTTAAATATATTCTTATCAGGTAATACAAAAAAAGACGGCTGAGTTTCGCGCTTAAACGGTGATAAGCCTCTATACTGACGACCTACTTTCTTAAGATCTATACCATAAGACTGAACAACATCAAGTATTGAAATGCTATTTCGCAACTTTTCAAAATCCATGTTTAAAAATCAACTTCTACGTATCCGCCGCCGCCACCAGAAGGTGGTTCTTGCGCAATAGCCTTCATATAGCTGGATGCGATATTAGAGAATATGCCGCCGTTACTGAACACGTACTCTGCTTGATGGTGGTAGTCTATATCGTGTTTATTCCTCACCATAGCTGGAAATGCATGCTGAGCAAAACAGCTGTTTTGTAACAGATGTTCATAACTATATGTATGAGACACTTCTGCGAATTCGTCAGTCGAAAAAGACAGATACTTCTGGTATGGCCTAATGGTGATGTCTTGGTATTGCTCCCTGTTTATTGTGCCATCACTACTGTTTAGACCCGTATAGAGTCTAAGGCCTATCTCTATTGTATAAGACATTGGTGGCGCACTATATGTGACTTCTGGCACAGGATTACCAAGAAACTTGTAAATATTATCGGACTTACCAAAAATGATG